TTTAATTCCTAGCGAAAACGATAATACAGAAATGCAAAGAATGTTTTTTAATTAGAGTCAACCGCAATATATGCTGGCTTTTAAAAAGAATGTTTTGTAACACCCACATAACACCACCACCACAAACCACCAACAAACACAATACCTATGAAAACAAAAAGTGAAGTTTTAGAAAAATTCAAACACCTATTAGAGGTAAAATACACAGGATCTACACCTGCCAATTATTTGCACCATGTAAAACTATTTTTAGACTTCTGCAAAAAACCACCATTAAGAGTGAATAACGAAGATATTCTTAATTATAATATAAGTATTAGAAATACATCAAACTCAAATAGAGGTGTTGCATTAAGCGCAATTACAGCCTATTTTGTTTTATATTTAAAAAAGAAAATAAAGCTATCTGCAGCAATAAGGCCACCAAGGCAAATAATGGTAGCAAAGTTTTACAATGCAGAAATATTATCAGAAAAAATAAAAAATATTTCTAATTTAAAACATAAAGCAATCCTTACAATTGCGTTAAGTGGTTGGTTGAGAGTGTCAGAAGTTGTAAATTTGAAAATAGAAGATATTAATAAGGATTTAATGATAATTCACATTAAAAACTCAAAAAGATCTAAAGACAGAAACGTAACGTTGTCAGAAAATACGCTAAATGTTTTAAGAATTTATTTTGCAGCCTATTTTACCAACTATAAAAAAGATGATTATTTATTTACAGGGCAATTTGGCGGTAAGTATTCTGCGAATAGTTGCAACAAAATTGGTAAACAATATTTAGATACTAAAATGAGATTTCATAATTTACGATCTTCTGGTGCTACTTTTGCTTTAGAAAGCGGAATGAGTTTATTAGGTGTTTCTGTAATGTTGGGCCATGCAAAAATAGAAACAACAAAGGCCTATATTCCTGCAAGATTAAAAAACACAAAACAAGTTTGCTAACATAATCACTAAAATGCTATGAATCAAAAAAAAATTGCAGAAGATTACAAAAACAAAATTTTAGCACAATCTGCAGAATTAATGCAACAATTGGCAACACCTGCGGCATTCTTAAAGTACTATAATAAAATAGTACCAAAATGCGCCAGTCAAAAAGCTGCTTTTGATCTTGGGAATCTTTTATACTTTTTAGTTTTTAATGAAGAAAAATATGCATCTTTTGATTCTTTTAGAAAAATAAAAAACAGACATTTTAAAAAGTAAAAAACATGAATTTAAAAAATAAAATAGAGCAGTTGGTAATTAATCATTTTTTAAATGACAATAACAATACTGCGCCTGCAATTGCTCTAAAAGTAAATATAACCGCAGCCAAAGTAAATGCAATTATTACAAAATATTTAAACACCAAAGTTATAAATGAATAATAATTTTAAAATAATACTCGTAATTGTGGCCACTTTTACGGCAGCAATTTTAACTTCTTTGTTACTAGAAATTGCCTTATTTAATCATTGGTTAAGGCAAATAATTGTTGTTTTATTTATTGCTTTACAATTCTATTTAGGTTTTATTATCTATAAATATCTACTTCAAAATAAATAGGGGAACATTGTTCCCTATAAAACTTCCTAATAACTCCCAACTTTACACCGTATAAAAGCGGTGTTTTATGTTATTTCAAGCTCTACAGTCTAATTATCAACAAAGATCAGGATCTATCATTCAAAATGGTGGGTTTATGTCTGGTTTTTTTGGTGGTGGTTTTGGAGCTTCAAGTAAAAGCGGTATGACCGTTAATGATAAATCTGCACTAACTTTATCGGCATTTTATAACGGTATTACAATTCTTTGTAATGACTATGCTAAACTCCCAAAACATGTAGTACAACATATAGATGGCGACATTAATCGCCTAGCAAATCATCCTGCAGATTATATCATTAATGAAAAGCCAAATCAGTATATGAATGCTTTTGGTTTTGATTCTATTTTATTAAAATGCGCCATTTTAAAAGGCAACGGGTATGCAGAAATTGTAAGAAGTACTTTTAACGGTCAGGTAGAATCTTTGCAGTATATTAATGAAAACGACACACCTGTAACTATTAAAAAGTTCGAAAATAAATTGTTTTATCATTTTGATAATCGTGTTTTATCTTCAGATGATATTTTACACTACAGATCTTTATATTCAGAAAACGGAATCACAGGCATAGGCGTTGTTTCTTATGCAGCCAGATCTTTAGGTGTTGCTTTATCTTCGCAAGAATTTGCAGAAGAATATTATGCGACCAAAGGCATAGGTACAGGTGTTGTAACCACTTCAAAAAGTATGGATGCAGACGCAAAAAAAAGATATCGTGACGGTTTATCTGTTGCTTTAAGCGGTTCAAATCCTTTTAAAATAGCTGTGTTAGATGAAGCAGGTTCTTTTCAACATATAAAGTTAACGCCACAGGAATCAATGTTTTTAGAGACTAATAAACAAGCTATTGGCGAAGTTGCACGCTGGTTAAATATCCCTATTTACAAACTTAAAGATACCGAAAATCAAAATAATTCTAACATGGAGCATCAATCGATTAGCCATGTTTCAGATAGTATTTTGCCGTGGTCAATGATTAATCAGCAAGAATATAACGCAAAAATTTTTATTGATTCAGAGAGAAAACAAGGTATTAGAACTCGTTTTAATACAGAAAGTTTGTTGCAATCTGATAAGAAAACTCAAATGGCTTGGTTTATAGGAATGATCTATTCTGGTTCTATGACTAGAAATGAAGTTCGTGTTTATATGGGTTTAAATAAGTTAAAAGGTTTAGATGAACCATTGACGCCTGTAAATATGCAGACTATGGAGCAGATTCAAAAAAGTTTAAAGTTAGAAGAAAACTAAAAATATAATGAGTACAGAAATTATAAACCAGGTAGTAACCAGAGGTGCATTCGTAAGAGATACCACTGCAGAAATGATAGAAAATAGACAAGTTGAATTTGTTATTTCTTCTGAAGCTTTAGATTCTTATGGCACCGTTTTTAAAATGGATGGTTGGGATTTAAAAAGATATGTTAGCAATCCTATTGTAGCTTATCAACACAGGGCAGGTTCAGATGATCCTGATGATATCATTGGCACGTCTACTGTAAGAATAGAAGATGGTAAGCTAATTGGCGTTGTGACCTTTGAGCCTGCAGATATCAACGAAAAAGCAGAAAAAGTTTTTAGAAAAATACAAGCAGGAACTTTAAAGATGGCATCAATTAGTGCTAGACCATCCGAATATCGTTTTGGTGACGAATCTAAAGGCGAAGATAAAGATGTGTTGTATTTCACGCGTCAAGAATTAATGGAATGGTCGGTGGTTTCTATAGGATCCAATCCAGATGCACAGAAAAGAAATGCACAAACAATAAATGAAATAAGAACTTCTTTAGTTCAAGTTGTAAAAGACAAACGAAATGTGCGTGAAGCGCAGTTAATTATAAATAAAAATAAAGTGTATCATGAAAAAATCTAACGATTTAAAACAATTACGCGCTTCAAAATTCGACGCGCAAACAGCAATTAATACCGCTGTTCAAGCAAGAGCAGAAGGTGAGAGATCTTGGTCTGCAGATGAAGAAACCCGTTTCGATGCTTTGCAGCTAGAAATTGATGATTTAGACAAGCAGATTGTAAGAGCAGAAAAGTTTGAAGCAAACCAAAGAGCAGCAGCAGGAGCAAGCGGCGTTCCTGTAGGCGGTGGTGAGCAAAGAGAGCACGAAAAAATGAAAAAGCGTTATGACTTTCATAAAGCAATTCGTTCTCAAATGCCAAACGGTACTTTAGACGGTGTAGAATTAGAAATTCACCAAGAAACAAGTAAAAGAGCAGAAGCTGCAGGTGTAGCTATTTCTGGAATTGCAATACCAACAAATTACACAGAAAAAAGAGCAGACGGTTCAACCGTTACGCAGGATTCTGGTAATTTTGGAGCTAATTTAGTAGATACAAACTTAATGTCGCCTATCGAGTTTTTAAGACCAACTCCAATTGTAGAAAGTTTGGGTGCAAGATTTATGGGTAACTTAACCGGTAACTTAAAATTTCCTACAAATGGCGGTGGAATTTCTGGAGCTTGGGAAGGCGAAATTGATGAAAGTACAAATTCAAAAAATGCGTTTGGAAGTAAAGAAATGAAACCAAACAGATATGCAGTTGCTGCGTTGCTTTCTATGCAGAATTTAATGCAATCTTCTGTTGATTTGCAAATGTTTACCGTTCAAGATATTAGAAATGTAATTGCAAACGCAATTGATTTGGCAGCCATTAATGGTGCAGGTTCTTCTAATGTGCCAGAAGGTATTTTAAATACTACTGGCATCGGTTCAATTGTAGGTGGTACTAATGGTGCTGCGCCAACTTGGGCAAATGTTGTAGGTTTAGAAACTTCTATTTATACACAAAATGCAGCTTCGGCAAATATGGCGTATTTAATTAATCCAGGAACAAAAGGAAAATTAAAAACTACAGCGCATGAAACTGGTTCTGGTGATCTTGGTTATTTAATGACCGGGCAAAATGAAATTAATGGTTATAAAGTTGGGGTTTCTAATCATGTACCAGGTAATTTAACAAAAGGATCATCTAACGGTGTTGCAAACGCTGCAATCTTCGGAGATTTTTCACAGTTATTAATTGGTCAATGGGCATTTTTAGATATTACAGTTGATAATATTTCTAAAAAGAAATCTGGTTATGTAGAAATTATTGTTAACACATTTATAGATACATTAATTAGACAGCCAAAAGCTTTTTCAGCAGTAAAAGACTGGTTACTATAATATTGTTTTTTCATAGTAGTAATTTGATTTAGTTGACGAAAAGCCTGTCGTGTTATGGCGGCAGGCTTTTTTAAAAAAAAAGTATAAAATGGCAAATAAAAAAACTGCAAAAGTAAAATTTCTATTATCGCCAACAGGCGAATATAATTTAGCATATAATGTTGGTGAAGTGGCAACGCTTCCCGAACCATTAGCAACCGAGTTGGTAGAAAATAAATATGCAAAATACGTAAAATAACACTATGGCATTTGTAACCGAATTAGAACATACATCAGCACCAGAAGTAATTTCTTTGGCTAAAGCAAGAAAGCAATTGCAATTAGAAACAGATTTCACAGAAGATGATTCTTTAATTACTGATTATATAGAAGCGGCAATTGTGCAGGCAGAAAACTATATCAATTCAGAAATTACAGAAAAGAAGTTCGAAATAAGAGGCAAATCTTTTGATGATGTTTTAGGTTTCAAAAGGCAAAAAATAACTTCGGTAGATAGTTTTGTTTATAAAAATGTTGAGGGTGCAGAAGCAACAATTGATCCAGCTAATTACAGTTTAGAGAACGTTGACAAATACGAAAACGAAATTGTTTTTCTTGAAAATTACAAAATACCAGAAGTAAAAGAATACGATCCTGCAGCAGTAACTCTATCCGTAACCGTTGGTTATGGTGCTGGCAAAGTGCCAAAGGCAATTATTAAAGCGTTGTTGGTAATGATTACAGATAGCTATGAGCATAGAACTGATACTGTAAAAGAAAAAAGTACAGCATCAGAAAATGCGTTGCACTCTTATAAAAGATTTTAGTAAATGAAAAATATACCGTTGGTAAACACTTTAAAAGAACGTATTTCTATTGTAAAAATGGTAAAGATTACGTCTGCAACAGGTTCACCAACAGAAACAGAAGAAGAAGTTAAAAGCTGTAGAGCTTCAATGACAGAAAATTCTGGTTCCGAAGATGAAGAAGGTAAAGTAAGATCATTATTTTCTACGGTTTTTATTATCCGGTATGATAATCAATTTACAAAAGGCAAAGCAAATAGTTGGTTTGTAAAAGATGTAGATGGTTTCAAATATAATATTATTTCTGTAGTAGAAAAAGTAAGAAAAAAGTATTTACAAATTAATACAATTAGGCGTGAGTAAATCATTGGTGGAAATAAAAGGTTTTCAAGAATTACAAAGAAAACTTGTTAGACTAGGTGATGATAAAAGCAAGCGAAAAGAAGTATTAAAAATATTAGGGCAAGTTGCAAACCCAACCGTAAAATCAGCAAAGCAGTTAGCGCCTGTTAGTAAAAAAGCACACGTTCAAAAAAGAAAAGGTCAAATGTTTGGTACTTGGATTACTCCAGGAACAGGTAAAAAAAGTATTGGTAAAAAAACAATGCGAAGGGCGGAAAACCCTACAGTTTATGTAAGTCCAAGAAGTACAAGGGCGGCAGATGGTTGGTATTTAAGACAGTTTGTAATAAGAGGTACCAAGAATCAAAAATCACAGCCTTTTATAGATAAGGCTTATGAGCAAACAAAAGGGCAAGTAACTGGCGATGCAGAAAAGAAAGTGGCAAAATACATTCAAAAACAAATAGATAAATTAAGTTAATGTTAGTACAAAAGTCAGAGCAAATTTATACAGATTTAAGCAGCTTTACAGCACTAACAAATCTATTAACAAATGGCGTAAATTCAATACGTCCATTAGTTGCAGAAACTTTAGACGGCAATGCTTTTATTACTTACAACATCAGGTTTAATGGTTTATTAGCTAAAGGGAGCACAACAGATTTTCAAGTTGCCATACAAAGTTGGTCAGAAAATTATAATACTTCTTTAGCAATTGCAGATCAGGTAGAAAATGCATTAGGTGAATCCAATAATTATTACACCTATTTATCTGCAGAGCCAAAATTTAGCGAACAAGGACAAATTTATACAGAACAAATATTTAACATTAAAAAATAATAATTATGGCTTTCGATTACACAGGATCTGCAATGCGAATTATGCTTGCAACAAAAGAAATTTTGCACGAGATAGATTTCTCCTACGGTGCATCAACAGAGTTTCAAGAATTAGCATCTAAAGATATAGAAAATGCGGTAAATGCGGGCAAAAGTACTTTTACTTTATCTGGCAACGGGTACGCAGATAATTCGGCTGATGATGCGCAGGTAGACATCAAAGCATTGTTTGCTTGGCGTGCAGCAAAAGATTCTAAAGCATTTACAATTGCAGACGGTGTGTCTGGTAACTTGTCTATTGCAGGTACTGCTTATTTAGAAAGTATGGAAATTCAAGGAACTCATAATGAAGTTGTAACCTATTCTTTTACTTTAAAAGTAACTGCTTCAACCGTTGGTGAAACTGCATAAAAAAAAACTATTCAGTTGTTAAGTAATACTTAACAACTGAATATGTTTATAAATAATCAACTATAAAAAAACCATACAGGTTTTATAATCACTCATACATTACCCATACATCAACTATAAATCAAAAACATGAAAATCACAATTAATAAAAAAAGTTATAACGTAAAGTTTGGCTTTGGTGCGCTTAAAATTCTTTGCAAAAAATGGAACGAAAAAACCATTGGCGGTTTAGATAAGCATTTTAAAAAGTTAGATTTCGCAAAGGGCAAAGAACCAACATTAGATCAATGGGATTTAATAGGAGATTTGGCTTTGTCTGGTTTGCTCTATGCAAACAAAGATGCTTCTTTTACTTCAGATGAAATGGTAGATGTGTTGTTTGCACAGCCTAACAAGTTAACTGAATTAATAGAAAACTTTGCAGCTAGTTTGCCAAACAATGAAGTTGCCGATCCAGAAACTAGGGGAAAGTAAACGGATCAGAAGATGTTCCTTTTGATCCTACTTTTGATGAACTAGAAGTAATTGCCTGCGGTGAAATGGGTTTAAGTATTAATCGATTTTACAAATTAACACCTCGAAGTTTTGATAATATTTTAAAAGGGTATCGAAAAAAAGAAAGCGATTTGTTAGAGGTAAAAATGACCTTAAATAGAGATCTAGAGTTCGCAATTTTAAGTCCTTATTTCGATTCAAAAAAGCTACCAAAAAACTACAGCGCCAAAGATTGGAAGCCTTTTATCTGGGAAACAAAAGGCGCTGTAAATCAAGGAAAAAGAGTGTTTAAAAGCAAAGAAGATTTGCAGAAAATATTTAAAAAAGATGATTCAGACAATATTTAAAATTAATATGAAAGCGAAAGCTAGGCTATTACTAATTCTTATCTGTATGGTAAGTTTTACGGGATTCGGTACTACAACCGACCTGCGCCAAAATTCGGATTTTGTAACCATTGAAACCTGTTTTGCAGTTGACAATGTTGTTGCAGATTTTGTAGTCGTTAAATCAGATTTTAGAACTAATGAGCTCAAAGGGATATCCTTTAGTCAGTTGTTATCTAAAGAATTATTTCATTATTATTTGAACGCTAATCTAAATTTAGAAGCCAATTTAAAAGAAAAATTAATACCTCCTTTAAATTTCTTTTTAGATAGTTCAATAAATAGTCAGCTACACAAATTAAATTTAAAAACACTTTTGAGCAGGCTTGCCAGAGATGGTATTAATTGCAATTTATCATAGTTAAAATCAAAAAAAAATATAAAAAAAAGAAGCCATTTATAAAGGTGCAATGGCTTCTTTTTAAAATAGTAAGACTGCAGGCAGTTTTTAAAATAGTTCGATGCTATTTCTTACATCAAAATAAATTTTAATAAAATAAACAATTGGCAGGTTTAGCAAGTATTAACATCAGGTTTTCCGCAGATCTAAAGGACTTTAGTACTAAAATGGCTAACGCAAACAGATCTATCCAAAAGTTAGGAAAGAAAATGAAAGCGGTTGGTCAAAATTTATCTATTGGTGTAACCGCGCCAATTGTTGCATTAGGTGCTTTGTCTGTAAAAACCTTTGCAACCTTTGAGCAAGCCATGGCAAATGTTGCTGCGGTATCTGGTGCAACAGGTTCTTCTTTTGCAGCATTAGAAAAATCTGCATTAGATTTAGGTGCAGCAACACAATTTACAGCAGAGCAAGTTGCACAATTACAGTTAAACTATTCTAAACTTGGTTTTTCTCCAGATGAAATTTTGCAAGTAACTGCAGCAACATTAGATTTAGCAGTTGCCACAGGCGAAGATTTAGCAACATCGGCAACCGTTGCCGCATCTACTTTGCGTGGTTTCGGATTAGAAGCTAATGAGATGGGTAGGGTTATCGATGTGATGGCATCGTCTTTTTCTAAATCGGCTTTAGATTTAAGTAAGTTTCAAACTGCTATGGCAATTTTAGCACCCGTTGCAAAAAATGCTGGTGTTGGTATTGAAGAAGCAACTTCTTATTTATCCATCTTAACAGATCGTGGTGTAGATGCATCAAGTGCAGGTTCTGCACTAAGAAATATATTCTTAACATTAGCAGGTTCTGGTGAAACTTTGCAAGGTTCTATGACTAGAATAGCAACATCAACCAATAAAAACAAAACAGCTTTTGAAACATTTGGTAAATTAGGTGCAACCGTTGCAACTATTATGGCAGAGAATAGTGCAGAAGCTAAAACCTTACAAACCGCTTATGAAGGTTCTGCGGGTGCTGCAAAATCAATGGCAGCTATTGTGGGCGGTACTACCCAAGGAGCTTTGTTAAGAATGAGATCTGCAATAGAAGGTGCTGCAATATCTTTAGGTGAACAGTTAGCGCCATTTGTAGAAAAAGTATCTATCCTTATAGGAGATTTAGCAAATAGATTCAAAGAATTATCACCAGAAACAAAGAAAATAATTGTAGTTGTTGCAGGTTTAGCGGCTGCAATAGGTCCTTTGTTGGTGGTGTTGGGTGTGTTAATGTCTTCCGTTATACCAGGGTTAATTACTGCATTTGGTGGTTTGCGTGCCGGTATGTTATTATTAAGAACAGGTTTTATTCAATTAACAGCTACCATGGCAGCCAATCCTTTTGGTTTGTTAGCGGTTGCTATTGCAGCGATTGCTAGTTATTTTTTATTTTTTAATAAAAATGTAGACGATACAATTGAAAAACAAAGCCTATTAGCAAGCGTAAATGATACGGCTGCAAAATCTATTGCCAACGAAAAAGCAAAATTAAATGAATTATTATTTATTGCAAGGGATGAAAACATACAGAAATCTGCAAGAATAAAAGCAATTAAAGAATTAAACAAGTTATCCCCAAAACATTTAGGCGATTTAACCCTAGAAAAAATAAATACAGACGATGCAAGAATTGCAATCGAGTTGTATAATACCGAACTTTTAAAAACTGCCAGAATAAAAGCGGCACAATCGAAGCTGCAGGAATTACAATCTAAAATAATTGATTTACAAATAGCTTCAGAAAATGCCTCTGTAAAATCTGCAAAAGCAGTAAATAAATTAAAAGAAGAAGCAGTTTCTTTAGAAGATCAGTTAAGAGTAAGGGCAATAGAAAAAGCGGGTTCTGGCGCAAATGTAACTGACATTTATAGCGTTCAAGTAGATAAACTAAAACAGCAAGAACAACAACTTTTAAAAATTATTGCAGCCAATCAAACTATAAATAAAGTGGTTGCTTCTGGTGGTGGTGGTACAGATGATCCTGTAGAAGGCAGAAAAAAAGCAACTACGGTTGGCGATGGTTTAGCTATAAATGGTGTAAATGATGTTGATTTTGCTAATAATTCTTTGGTAGATAGTTTAGATGCAGTTACCCCTGCATTAACTGCATTTGAACAAAGATTGCAATTGTTTAATGAACGTGCTTCTGGTATTGTTACGCAAGCAGCAGGCAATGTTTTATCGGGTTTTGGCGAAATGATTGCAGGTTTAGCAACAGGTTCTTTATCAATGAGCGATGTTGCAGGTGGTTTACTAAAAATAATTGGTAACATGGCGGTTGAATTAGGTAAATCTGCTATTGCTATCGGTGTGGGTATGTTGGCAATTAAAATGGCGTTTACAAATCCGTTTACTGCAATTGCAGCGGGTATTGCTTTGGTCGCTTTAGGTACCATAATCGCTAGTGCTGCAAATATAACGTCAGGCGGTGGGCAAAATAATAATGCAGGTACTTTTGCAAATGGTGGTATGGTTGGCGGTTCGTCTTTTTCTGGCGATAAACTATTTGCGCGTGTTAATTCTGGCGAAATGATTTTAAATAAAGGTCAACAGAGTAACATGGCAGGCATGATGGATTCATCTCGAGGAAATGTAAATGTGCAGTTAGCCGGTGGTTTAAAAATGAGTGGTAGAGATCTTTTATTCTTTTTAGAAGAAGAGGGTAAAAAACTAAATAGAACAAGATAATGCAGGTACTATATTTTGACATCAATATAATCGATACTGTAGAAAATACAACGGCACTTTCTTTAGAAAGAACCGCTATATCTTCGCCTGCCTTAATTTATAACGGCACCGAAGATAAGTTTCAAAATATCTGTACATCAGAATTAAGTTTTTCTTTTTTGGTAGATGATACCACAGAAGCAAAGTTTTTTGAACTGTTTACGGCATCAGAAAAAAGATACAAAGTAGAGTTAATAGATGGTACAATAAACGGTTTCCCAAAAGTTGTTTGGTGTGGTTTTTTATTACCAGAACAATTCACAGAACCTTATGAGCATTCTAATTTTTATGTCGATTTTGTGGCAACCGATGGCGTTGCTTTACTTAAAAATAAAGAATACAATTACGATGCCGATTCAATAAACAGATCTGTTTTAGAGGTTATTAATCAGTGCCTTTTGCAAACAGGTTTACAATTGCCAATACATTTTACAGAGGCGGTGCAAAGCAGCGATTTTACATTAGATTATATCGATTTATTAATAAATACAAGCTCTTATTTAGATGACGATTTAGTGCCAGAAAAAACCTTTACCGTTTTAGAAAATTGTTTAAAAGCAATTGGTTGCAAGTTGTTACTTTTTAATGGTGTTTGGTATATAATTGGTTTAAATAAATTTAAAGAAACTGAATTTATATTTTATAAATATAATTTAGATGCTTCTTTAAATTTAGAATTAGATAGCCAAGGTGTTTATTATCGTGATGTTTTGGTGAACAAATTAAACAGAACGCCATTAGTCACTATTTTGCCACCGTTAAAAAAAGTAGAAACGGTTTGGGATCATAATAATTCAGAGTTTTTAACGCCTGAAGATTTGTTTGCTTGGGAATCTTTTTATAAATATAGAAGTGGTTTTTTTACGTTAGAATCAGACAAAAATCTTGATCTTAATGTACCGGGTTTGCCAACTTTTCCAGATGTTTTAGAAGATGACCAGTCATACAATGGCTATATCGCTACACCTGTAGAAGGTTATTTAGAGGTTAATGATGAAAATGCAAGGCGTGGCGTTACAGGTGTGCATTGGTCTTTAAGAAATTATAATCAAGGAAGGCGTCCAGGTTCTAATAGTGAAATTTTAGTATCAGATTTAGATACAAATTATTTAACCTTAACAAACCCGTACTTTTTATACGCATCAAAAGATAATACAGAGTTTGCTTCATTAGAAATTGAATATAAGTGTCCTCTTTTTTCTGGAAATAATGATGTCTCGCCAAGGCCACAGGCTACGATTCAAGATTATTTTGAATTAAAAGGAAACTTTACATTGGTTGCTAACAATGGTATTGGTAGGCCTAGATTTACGTCTAACGGTCATGGTTTAATTACAGATGATCAAATAGTAATAGATTTTACACAAACGCATGATTATGCTGGTATGTTTAAAATTACTAGAATAGATGATAATACCTTTGATTTAATAGAAGATGGTGTATCTTATGTTGCTAATGGAACTGGATCTTGGGAGTTAAAGCCATTTAAAAATGTGTTTTATTTTGCAATTACAAGAAAAGAAACTTTAGATGCAACTACAGAAGAATTGTATATCTCTAATTTACCTACAGATAGCAGGCCAAACGGATTTTTTGATTTTAATTTTTCTTTAGAGCAAGATATTTTAACCTGTTCTTTAAAAATAGATAAAATTTTATTTCAAGAAGATGGTTTTTATAATATACATATCTACCCTTATGTCAGTAATAAATTTATCAATAGTATTTTAATTACTAATTTAAGTTTAAAATATACATCGGCACCAGATATTTCTATCATAAAAACCAGAGCGATTAATTACACTGCAGAACATACTTTAGATTTATTTCATTCATCAACCAGAACTAATTTATCTGCAAGAAGTTTTCTTTTTTCTGATGCCTTAAAAACAGAAATTGAAAACAGCGATTTAGATATTGTTTATCCAGAACATTATTTAGATAAATTTAGAAGATACGATATTAAAGAAAGAAAACAATTTTATGAGGTGCTAACTACTATATACCATGATCTTTTATTTGAATACAATTTTAAAATAAATGGAAGTATTGCATCTTTAGTAGGGCCATTAGATATTGTTGATTTTTCTTTTAGAGGTATAAAAAAATATTACCCTACAAATTTACAAATGGATTTAAGCGAAGGCCAAACCACAGTAACTTTAGTAGAAATAAAAAACGAAAACGTAACCGATTATGATTAATAATACCATAAATAAATTAGGATTTGCA